CAGGACTTAGTTTGTTTAGATTAAATGATGCATGGGATGTTTACACAAAAATTTTAGCAAAACATGGATATACTTTACCTCAGAAACCATTAAAACTAGCATTTATTGCTGATAACTTTCCAACTGATTCTTTTACAAATGAATATGGTGAAACCTTTTTACAATCATTTACTGATGTTGCATCATCAGGAATGCAGCAAATAGTTCAAATGACTGGTAATAGAAGTGCTATTAAGGGAGGGCAAGATTTATTTGAAGGTATTGAGAAAGCTGGTACAGAGATGGGGGGAATGGGAGGAGGAGTAATATCAGGTGTAGGTAGTGCTGGTAAAGAGATGTTTGGTATGTTAGAAAATATGAAAAATAATTTAGGAAGTCAAAGTGAATTTATGCAGAAATCATTATCAGGGCTTGATCAATTAGTTGCAGGAGCAAGAATTGACTTTCCCCAGATTTGGAAAAATAGTGGTTTTACACCATCATATACAGCAACAATTAGATTATACAATCCAAATCCCGGAAGTTCAGAGGCAACAAAACAATACATAATTGGTCCAATAGCTGCTATATTGTGCTTATGCGTTCCAAGATCAAGTGATGGTAAAACATATAACTGGCCATTTTTCCACAGAATAAAATCGCCAGGAATTTACGGGTTAGACCCAGGAGTTATTACAAACGTAACAGTTGTAAAAGGTGGGGATCAACAACAAATAGCTTTCTCTAAAAGATTAGCAATGGTTGATGTTAGAATGGATATTACAAGTTTATACGGATCAATGTTAATAGAAGAAGAAAATCCAAACCCTAATTCTAACAGACCCACTGTTATGAAATACTTAAAATCATTAGAAGAAATAGATCGAAAATCTTATTTTACAAGAAATCAAATGAATCAAAGAGCTGGATCTGCGGCAGGCATTTTAAGTCAATCTCCAAGAAGTGCAATTACAAGTGGAGTTGGTGAAGACCCATTTAGTAGAGAATTCATTGCAAAGAATGAAGCAGCAAGAAGAATGAAAGCTCAAACACAAGTTGAGCTTCAAGCAAGAAGTAGAGTGTCACCAACACTAGCAAGTCTTTCTAATACTTTAGTTTCACAATCTCCAGAAGAATTCTTTACTTAACAGAACATAAAGTATTTCTTAATAACATAGTAAGATAATAAGCTAAAAATAAATTTATTAGAAATTGTGTTTGACTAGTTTGACTATTGTATTTTTCAGAATAGTCGAAATCTTTCAATAGTTGTAAGAGTAAAATATTCACTTGTTGTTTAAAATATATTTTCATTTTTGTACGTTTTAGAGACATTAATTGTCTAACATATTTTTCATATTCTTTTCCGCATAATTGCTTCATATTGGATAATTCTTCAATATATTTTTTGAATATAAGTCTAAGAATATCAGAATGTTTGGGGTTGTTTAATTGATTAACAATTTGAGTTGCCAAAGAAGAGTTAATCTTAGATAAAGTTCTAGCTTTTTCTTGAGCTGTAACATCCTTGTATCTATAAATTGCTATTTTAGATACAATATCCTCTATTACTCTGCTACCTTTTTCCGCTGATTTTTCCTGGTATGAGTTTTCATCATCTTCATTATCTGTTGGTAGTTCTTCTGTTTTTAGACCCAAACCTTTCTCTGATACCATATAATAAGTTTGTGCAAAACTTTTAACACTTTGAGAAATTCTATGACGACTCTCTTGCATAAACTTACCTATTTTATCAAGATCGTCTTGTTTTAAATCATTAGTCCATCTTCTAATCATTTCTTTTGACATAAAATAAATTGCATTTGAGATTGTCTTCTCTCTTGCAAACAAATGTGTTTTTGTTAATGTTTCTAATGCATATTGAAATACATCTGGATTACAATACTTAAAATGTTTATACATTAAATTAGCATATTGACGCAACATATACAAAACCATCATATGTTGATAAGCAACTTGGTCTTTCTTTTGAAGAAAATATTGTAAAAGAAAAATATAAAAGTTTGAAGCTGCATCAGCCACAACACTGAACTTAGCTTCTTTTCTTCCTTTCCATTTTCTCCTTGCATAATCTCTAATATCTTTTTCTTCTAAACCAGAAACCTTTAATAGTTCATATAGATTCTTTTTTAATTCAGGGAAAAAACATGGTTGTGATAAAGAACTAAGATTCTTAGCAACAGTTCTTACAATTAACGATTTTAATTGTGCATCATTTATTTTTGCTTTCTGTAAAAGTTCTTTCATATTATTATATTATCCTAACTGAAACATTTTCTTCTTTAAAGAAAATATATTCAGGCCCATATCTCAATAATTGGTCTTGTGTCAAATCAAGTAAAGAAAAATTGAAGAATATACTTGTTTCTGGTTTTCTTAATCTACAATGACTAACACCCTCTATTCCTTGAATTACATCTATAATTTCTGATCTATAAATCGTTGTATTTGCGCCGAACCTATCCTTAAATGCCTCATATAAAGTATCGCGTACTGTATCTATTAGAGCAACAACTGTTCCACTAAAAGTTTGAGATCTAAATACTTCAATTTCTATTTGTAAAGGTATAGTGTATGATGGTAGTGGAATCCAACCACGATCAGAGTAAATATAATTTTCTCCCTTATTAGTAACATATGTTATTGAATCGGAAACAGGCTTTTCATATATAAAAATAAGTGCAGTTGCATCAGTACATTTTATGATGTTATCCTGATTTATGTCATTACCAGAACAAGGTGAATATATAAATCTATCATCTAAAGAACATGAAGTAGGTAACGTGTCAACAATATCTACAACTGAAGAAATAGTTGGTTGGTTTAATTTCATGTTTTCAAGTAAACCATAAGTATTTGTAAACTTTATATTTGTAAAATCAGTTAACATTTTACTATCAGTTAGATCCATTGAAGTAACCAATGTCTGAAGAACCTCTAATTCAAAATCTCTTTTGTTTAATGCATCATAATATGTCTTTTCTACAACAGGAATATCAAAGACAGTTATTGTTGTTCCATCTGTTTGAATATTAGATCTCATAAAAGTACTTAAATCTGATCTAAAAGTAACTTCGTTTGCATATTGTCCAATATCATTTGAAGATGGGTCTTTAATAGTAAACGTATATTTTTGATTCCCCAACGGAATATTAGTATAAGGATTAAAGGTATAAATAAAATATCCACCAGTTGAATCATTTGTCATTGTTTTAATAGAACCACTTGATGCAATTTGCATTTCACATGTTGCCAAGTATGCATCAGGTTCTGAAGATTTGTAATGTAGTTTGAATATACCATTATTACCATCTCTAATTATTTCTAAATTATCACAATATAAATCATACGTTGACCCAAAACTTGTTTCAAGAGCTGGTAATATTTCTACTTCATAAATTAAATACTCATATTGTCCAACTCTATTCAGTGTATCAATAGAGATTTCAAACATAGTATAATATGTATCACTACCAACTTGAATCTCTGTATCTCTTGGAATATTTATCTGCCCATAAGGAATCTCTAATACTGCATTTCTTGTTGGTGCTAAATTATCAACTTCCTCTGTTTCAGACCCAAAAATAATACCACTGAACAATTCAATTTCATTTACTTGCAAATCTGATCTCTTTAAAACAGGGAGTGAATTTTGAGCCAGAGGAGATTCTGGAACAACAACATTAATATTTTGATAATCATTTTCAGTAACCAATCTATTTAGTGATGATATAGAAGCAATAGAATTCTTTCGAATATCTTCAAGTGATTCTTCATCTATACCACCAAAAGCTGGTGATGTATTAATAACATCATAAGAAACAACTTGATTTATTCCAGCAAGTGTTGAAACATAAATTCGTTCTCCACTCCTCACTGAACCTGCAATGACATTTCCATCTTCCCCTTCTGTTGTCAATATTGTAACTAAAACATTAGACCCTGGTTCTGGTTGAACACCAATTAAACCATTTCCGAAAGTTAAACGTCTACCTGAATCTGTTCTTCTTGAAACATAACCGTTGTCAGTTGCCCCCATAAGAAACAAACTATTATATTCTGTCCATAATGTATAACCAGCACTTCCAGGAGCTTGTATCTCAACTTGAAGTGCAGCAACTTCACCAGTAATAGGAACATCAAGAGTAACAAATTGGAATTCTTGTGTATCGCTATCAATTTGGAATTCTTGAATAACTTCTTTTACCTGAGTAAGAGGTAAAACAAAATTAAATGCCCCATCAGATATTGAATATGGAAGATTGTATCTTTTATTATCTTCTGCAACTTGGATTAACACTGTTGAATTATTAGTAACTGTTATTGTTGTTGTGTAATAAGTTCTGAATTCTATATTGTCAGCTTTAAAAACAAATCCTTCTGGTATTACAAATTGAGTAGATGGGTCATCAAACCCGAAAGGAACTGTCATTAGAACATTAACTCTCGCAGGAGTTGCTTCTCTTGTATTATAACCAAGAAAGGATGATAAATTTAAAATAGAATCAGGTAGTTGTGCTTTAGTAAGGAAGAATTCTCTATATGTTGATAATTGATAGAACAATAAATTTCCTGTAAGAGTTGAAACAGTATCAATCATAAAACTCAAGAATGAAGATTTCGTAAGATCCACATTGTTGAGTTCCATATAATTTTTTACTTCTGCTGCTATCTGTTCACGAATACTATCCCGTGATAGATAAATCTGACTTGATAGTGGAGTGTCAGCCATTAATTATCTCCTAACATTGAGCTGGTTGTCTTGGTGTAAAGTAATACCCACATCTACTATCATATAGATTATTCAAACATTGCTTTAACAAAGAATGTTTATATAATAATCTAGCTATAAATTGTGAATCCTCTAATGTGTGTATTTTTTTATCATATTCAACAAATGAATATGTATTAACAACCTGAGCTTCTACACTTTCTAATTCTCTACTTTGAAATGTTTTACATCTTATTTTCCAAAATCTTCTTTCAGTATTTGGATGTATGTCAACCCCTGTTACTACAAACAAAGGGAATGTATCTTTTGTTGGACTTAAAAATTCTTGCTCTAATTTTATAATATCATTTGGGTAAGGTTTAAAGTTGTATGTACTTGGCATTACAAATGTTGTTTCATTTTCTTTATTGTAACCTGTCTCTTGTGCATCAAACGCAGTTGTATATTCTTCAGAATAGAATAAAGGAAGCGTTAATATTTTATTCCTCTTTATTCCTGATAAATCACCAACTGGTTCATATGCACCACCCATTATATCTTCATCTTCCCATATCGTATCGCATACATTTAAATTATAATATGTTGTTAGAAATGCAACAACATGTTTACTATAATAATCATATACAAGATTTTGATATTCATGAATATACTCATATATGCGTTGATAGTTTTGTATTGCCATTTATATATTTTCCTTATTTTGCTTTTCTTGCAAGAAGTTCTCTCTTTTTGAGATCAATTCTTAAAGCAGAATCTAACTTAATCTTTCTTTCTACTTCCCGTTGTTTCCAATCTTGAAGCAAAGAGAAAATTCTATTTTTACATTTTATAGGGTCTTTAGCTTTAGCACACTTAGTCAGTTGTTTATTTAAAATACTGACAGCATATTTTGCTGCTAGATATGAACATTGTTTATAACAAAGTTCTTTTGATATTGTTTTCTTTGCAACACATTTAGATGCACATGAGAAATCATATTTTTTAATTAAATAATTTATTACATCATTAAAAAAAGGAATTGGGACCGCCCACAATCCAAGATACAAAACTATTCTTACCATTTTTTCTTTCTTTGGG